CACCCTCACCCTCGAAGAAGCCGTCGCATTGACGAACCTCGTCGGCTCACTCCCCACGGCGCAGGGTGCGTATCCCCTGTTCCAGAAACTTAAATCGCAGGTCGAACCGCACCTGCCTAAATCAGAGGAAGTAAAGCAATGACTACGATTACTTGGGTTATCGAACGACTCGACTGCGTACCGCAGACCGCCGAAGGCGCTGACTATGTTGTGACGGCGTACTGGCGCTGCAACGGCGTGGACGCTGACTACAGCGGCACGGTCTATGCCACCAGCGGGTTCCCGGTAGTGCAAGACAAGTCCTTCACCCCGTATGCCTCGCTCACGCTCGACCAAGTGCTTGGCTGGGTCTGGGCAAACGGCGTGGACAAGGCGGCTACAGAGGCTGCGGTCGAGGGTCAGATTGAGGCCCAGATTAACCCGCCGATTGTCGCGCCGCCGTTGCCGTGGGCTGTGTGATGTCCACCATTGATGCCACCGATGCCAGATTGACTACGCACGAAGAAGTGTGCGCGGTCAGGTACGAGGCCATCCATGCGCGTCTGAAGCGGATGGAGAACCTGTTGGTCAAGGTTGGTGGAACCATCATCCTCATCCTGCTGACGGCGTTTGGCACGGTGACCATGATGTTCTTGGAGACGGTCAAGTGAGCCAAATGAACTTTGGCGAGATTATGAAGATGCTGGTGCCTGTCCTGATTGCCTGCATTGCATGGCTCTTGGGGCAGGTCAGTTCGTTCAGCACCCGCTTGACCAAGATTGAGGGCCAGATGCCTGCGCTCATCACGCCGGAAGGTGTGCCGACCGATAGCCCCATCTCGGCAGAGCGCCGTCAGCGTCAGAAGGAAGAACTGCTCGACAAGATTTATGACCTCCAGATGCGGGTCAAGTTGCTTGAGCAAAAGGAGACCGACAAATGATTCCCGCAGCGATTCAAGCCATCCTCACCCCCCTCCTTGGTAACGGGTTGAACCTCGTTGCCAACGCCGTCATGGCAAAGGGAAAGGACTATGTCGAAAAGAAGTTGGGCGTGGAACTGAAGCCGGATATGTCCCCGGAGGACTTGGCGAAGATTCAGATTGCACAGATGGAGCATGAGGAAGAACTGCTCAAATTGCGTTTGCAGCACGATAGTCTCGACCTCGCAGAACTCCAAGCGCGGCTGAAGGATACGAACGATGCTCGGGAGCGTGAGGTGCAGATTGCAAACTCCGACAAGGCTCCGCTCATCAACAAGATTGTGACCCCCGTTCTTGCGCTGTCTATCCTGCTGCTGACCTTCGTGCTGTTCGGCGTGGTCATGTTCGACGGTAGCCCAGTCGATGCAACCCGGAAGGACATCCTCATCTTTGTACTCGGAGTGTTGAGTTCCATCGCGTCGCAGATAGTGTCGTACTACTTCGGTAGTAGCGCAGGTTCCAAAGACAAGACCGACGCACTCAAGGAGGCCATCAAGTGAGCCTAGTAGCAGAACAGGCGGCGTTCCTGTTGGATGTCGCCAAACTCATCAACAAGGCTACCGAGTTGGGCTTTGTAGTCACGGGCGGTGAACTTGCCCGTACCACGGAGCAGCAAGCCATCTATGTAAAGACTGGGCGTTCCAAGACGATGAACAGCATCCACCTCAAGCGATGCGCCATCGACCTGAACTTCTTTAAGGACGGCAAACTTTGCTACGACATCCCTGCGCTTACGCCGGTCGGTGAGTATTGGCAGAGTCTGAACCCGAAGAACCAATGGGGCGGGTTCTGGAAGTCGTTTAAGGATGTCCCGCACTTCGAGCGTCGGGTGTGATTACCTGCCTCGGTTCGAACGAGGATTGCCGGGGTCAAAACCCGGAGTTTTGCCGGTTAAACTACAGGTAAATTCTTTTCACCAAGTGTCGCGGTAGCCTCGACTGCATCGCCAGTTAGGGGGCGGTACGCGGCTCCATTCGTACTGCCGTCGCGTGCTTACTTTGCTGAACCATTCGACAAGCCATCTGACCATAACGCCTCCACCGAGTAAGACTGTGAGGGAGATTGCCAGTCCTTTGGCGGGTTGCCCGAAAGATGGCTCGGGTCAACCCAATGCAGTTTGTTGTTCGGGTACGCAATCAGCGGCCCCGACTCCAGCCGGATGATGTGGTGGTCTTTGCTTTGGTCGGACACCTCCGACCATCCACCCTGATGCCAGAACACGCTGAACAGGTAGACCCCCGGTCGCCATACCCCGTCCCTGCCCCTTGCTTGGACGCGGTGACCCCGCAGGAACTCCATTTCCCTGACCTCGGCATGGCGGCTGAAGGAGTCCCACCAGCAGACGAGTTCTAAAGCCATTGGAGGGCATGGGCGGCTGACAAGGGCATGGATAGGCACCCTCGCCCATTGCGCCCCACAAGCCGCCATAACGCTAAACATGGGTACTCGGGCAGGTTCAGCCCGGAATCCAAAGATGGTGCAGGGGGTAAACTCCCCGCTGCCCGTCTGGTGGTCATATAGGAATTCGTTGCGGATGTACGCCGGGGTGTAGGGGGTATCTACTACGAAGGTCACAGTAGCCCCTCCCTGTTGAGTTGGGCGATTGTCCTGACCATGCCTTCTAAATGCAGCAGGCGCACATAGTCGCGGTCAAGGTCGGTATGCGCTCGGCGGTCGATAGCATCGTGGCAGGAGGAACACGCCCACGCCCCGATTAAATCTGATGGTGCTTTCATGCCCATGCCAGACACCCCGGCAAGCCTGTAGTGAGCCAGCACGGTTGTCTCGCTGTTGTGGTTGCAGACCTCGGGTATCCGCACCATGCAGCCTCGGCCCCTTGCCTCTTTACGCAGGTTCATACGACGGCTCCGGTATCACGATACCCATATCCATGCACTTTGTTTCGAGGAACAACAGGTAGTCGCTGAACTCTTGTTTGTTGAGCGCAGAGGAACGCTTGAGCGGTCGCATACGCTTACGCCCAAACCCCTCCAGCGTCTCCCATCCAAAACACTCGCCCAGAAAGTAGTCGTGCAAATCGTCACGATTCCATCCGCGCAACGCTTCCCCGCCACCTTCGATGATGGACGGATACACCACGCCCCACAGAAACTTGTTCTGTTGGTTGGTGCGCGGTCTGCGCCATTCTGTGACCTCGACCGCCCATGTCTTGAGCGGGTCAAGGTTAGACACCATACGCGCAACGACAGATGCCATCGCGTCAGGTCTGGTGCCTCGCGGGAAGATACGCTTCATCGTTCAGATGCTCTCACACGCGCAGCGGTCTGTTTCCATTCATGGGCATACTCGACATTTTGGTAAGTGTCGAACCACGGGCCACCCTCGGTGAAATGCACGCAGGTCGGGTCAGGAACCTGCGCCCGTGTGTGCCAACCCTCGAGGTAGTTAAAGGTTGTCGGCAGTTCACCGATAACCCTATCAGTAGCCCACATGAATCTATGCAGATACATTCCCGTTTCGGTGTTCACGATGTCAGGCGTTAACCCCTGCGTCATCGGGTGTTCGCAGTTGAACCACATAAACGACGACCAGTTTTTGCGGGGATAGACCCGCTGTGCCTGACCGTCCATCTTGGTCAACGCAGTCGGGCGGTAATCGTGTTTAACAACCCATGTCGCAATGTCTGGGTTGGAATACTCGAAAAGCGACTGGAGGCTTTTGCGAACCAGAAAGTCGCAATCCATGAACAACGCTCGACCCCTAAAGTTGCAGAGCGCAGGAACGAGGAACCGCGAGAAACTGAACTCCGTCGCTGATAGGGGGTCAGGCGCACGCCAGTACAGCCCCATCTCACGCAGGTCGTCTAGTCGCAGCGCCAGCACCTCGGCATCCATGTGTTCAAGGATGGAGGCGCGTGCCACCTCATACGCGATGTCCTCGCGGCTGTCGTAGCCGATGAAGATTTTGAGTTTCAAAACGGCAAATCCTTGTCATCGTCGAACGGGGTTTCGTCCATCACGGGGGCGCGTTTCGGTGCGGCAGCCTTGGCCTCGAACCGCAGGGACATGAACGCATCGCCGGTCTTCTGGCTGCGCTTTATCCATGCGCTGATGTTGAGGTCTACATTGTCGATGACGGCAGAGCCGCGATAGTCCGGGCGCTTGTCGTTGCCTTTCTTGTCGTTCTTGAACAAAACGCCGGTCATGTTGTTGTCGTATTTCACAGGCTTACCTTCTCCAGTTTGTTGAGTTTGTCGTCCAACTCTTGCAGGAAAACAATCACTTCCTGCTCAAGCATTTTTATATAGTTGTCATCACGCGGTACACGAACTACTAACAGTTGCAGACGCTCGGGGAGGCGCGGGTCGAATGACACAAAGTCGCACCACGGTCTGCCGGTGCAGGCCATCTGCCATTGCATCTGCGTAAAGTATTTAAGGGGCGGCAGTTCTGCCAAAACATACTCAAGGTGAGTAGCCGTGTTTGGGCATTTCACCTCTATCAAACCCTCCTCGGCAAACCCGTCAGGGCTGGCTCCAGACATTGCCACGGTCGGGTGGTCGATGAACCCTACCTCCTCAACCAAGATGCCCGTCTTGGCGCTGTACGCGGCTCTGGCGTGGGGTTCCTGCTCGGTTCCCCATTCCATCGCAGCATTACTGAACCCTTGTGCCTTCTGCCCCGTGAGGCGTTCCACCACAAGGTCGGCAAGGTAGTTAGCGCGACCTGCGCCATACCCGCTCTTGGTTTTGGCGATGACATCAGCAACACGCGATGCCGTGACCTTACCGATGCGTGCGGCAAACCATTCGTCTGTACGCTGTTCCATCAAGCAAGCCTCAATACTTCAATGCATCGTTTGCTGCGGTTTATTGAGGTTAAAACAGAGCCTTTACCCCAGATTGCGACACAATGCGAGGCAATGCCGCTCCGCAGAGATTCAGCGTCAAACATATCAAAAGGAATCTCAATCAATCCTTTAGGCTGCAAACTTGCGATGTATGGCTTGTAATGTAGGGCTACGCTTCCCATTGGATATTTCAAGTTTCGGCGTTTGCGTTTTGCTGTTTCCAGTTGCAAGTCACCCTGCACATATTTTGTGCCGTCAGGCAATACGATTACGAATTTGACGGCAGGCAGGGCTTGCAAAATAATAATTGCTCGGTCAAATAGAGAATTCATGTCAACTCCTTTTTGCGTGCGCTGAACGCATCCATGTGCGTTGCGCGGGTGGCAGCATCAAGCGATTTGAAAAGCGCAAGCAGCGTAGGCTGGTCAGCGGCTGCTGCAATCTGCGCCAACACCTCGGGGTTAGGCTCTGCTTTTTCTGCTTCCGGCAAATCCTCGCCTGCGTAGATGTAGAGGCCCAGCCCGTGCATGGCGATGGCTTTTGCAAGGCAACGCATGATGGCGGTGTTTACGGCAAACGCATCCGGGTCAACGATGGCGCGGTTGCGGTTGTCCATCACGGGCAAAATGCAGGTCTTGATGTCGCCCTTTATCTCGACGCTGACCTTAACCATTGCCGTGCCGTTGCGAAGGTACATAACGGGGCCGTTGTCCCATTCGTGCGCCGTCCACCTTGCACCGGGGTCAACCTTCAGCACCTCGGCCCACGCCCACGCCCACGACAGGTAAGACAGGTTGCCCTTCTTCTCAAGGTGACCGTTGACATTGATTTTCAGAAGTTCTGACATTTCGTGTTCTCCTCAATCATCTGTTTGAGTTCGCGCCGCAATTCGTTGTGGCGGTCGATGTCGGCTTGCGTCCAGTTAAGGATGACCGGCTCGGTGTGGTACCGGCGTTCCTCGCACTCGCGTTGCTGTTGCCAGTCGTCCATTAGAACGCCCTCAAGCCAAGCCACGCTAGGGCGGCAAACATGGCGAACGAGAGCAGGTACAGGCTGATAGTTTTCATTCCGTCACCTTGATGAGCAGGTGTGCCAGCGATTGCTCGACGGTGGCGTATTCCTCCGCGCACAACGCCAGTCGCCAGAACATAAATGCGTCATCCGTGTCGTCGGCAATTTCCTGCACCAACGCACAGTCTGCGGGGTTGCGTGTCTCAACCATCCGCGCCCATGCGGCACGGAGGGTCTTGTCGGTGATGCGGCACTCAAGAGCGGCGAGTTCTTCCCAGATGTTCACAGGCCGCCCTCCCATGACCGGCGGCGGTCGAGCCGGTCTTCTGCGGCCCAGTCGGCCAACGCTTCTTGGTGCTGCTCAACGGCGCGGTCGCAGAGGTCATCGTCCATCCAACTAATTGGTTCCCCTAAAACTTGGAACTCGCCGGACGGCAGTTTGATTTCAACGAGGTCGCAGCGATTTACATTGTCGCCGTGGTCGATGCACGCACCGACCATAAACCATAAACCTTCGGCAACTTCTGCCTCGAAGGTCGTGTCGTAGACAACACGCTCGGCTGTGAACTTGTAGGGCTGTCCCATTTGTCTGCTCCTGTCTGTGGATGCGGTTGTATCTGTCAACGAGGATAGGTTAACACAGGTTACGGGTATGTCAACACCCCCCTTGCATTTATTTTCACGGGCGTTAACTTGCGCGGCATGGACATCCAGACCGCACTTGACGCAGTAGGAGGCCGCAAGGCCGAACTCGCCCGGAAGTTGGGGGTGTCCAAGCCTGCCGTCAGCCGGTGGGTAAAAGCAGGGAAAC